ACAGAAGAAAACATTAAAAGGATAAGTTCAATTGATGTTGAAAGATTAAGAAAAGTAGGCTCTGGATTTTCTAAATATGTTACAGCACCAATTGTTGCTGCAGCCACTGCACTTGGTGCTCTTGCAGTTAAGGCTACAAAAACAGCAGATGATATTGCAGATGAGGCTTCAAAAGTAAATATGACAGTAGAAGCATTCCAAGAATGGGAATATGTTTCTAAAATGTTAGCTTCGGATAGTACGCAACTTCACAAAGCGTTAGTTAAGACAAATACCATACTTGGAGATGTAGCAACTGGTGGAGAAAAATACGGAACAGTATTAAGCGAACTTGGTTTGGAATTACACGAGTTAACAAATATATCTACTGATGAAGCATTCGAGTTAATAAGAAGTTCTTTATCAAAAGTAGAAGACCAAGCATTAAGAACAACACTAGCAAATCAATTCTTTGGCGAACAGCTTACTAGTGAGTTAAACCAAGTATTAGGTGCAAGCTCTAAAGAGATAGAAAACCTACGAGAACAAGCAAGAGAGCTGGGAGTAGTAACTACTGAACAAGCAGAGATAAGTGGAAGATTTCACGATTCACTAGATAACTTAAAACAAAGTGTTATGAGTTTAAGTGTAGCAATTGGAATTGAAATAGTTCCAACGATGCAGAAGATGGTAGAAACAATTCAAGCAAAAGTAATTCCTGTTATTAGAAACTTAACCAATTGGTGGAGTAATCTTTCAGGAACATTTAAAAGGGTAATTGTAATAATGCTTGGAGTGGTTGCAGCTATCGGCCCTGTGATATCAATTGTTGCAAAAGCAATACCGTTAATAACCAAACTGAAAGGTGCTTTTGCAGGCGGTCAAATACTCACCTTTATAAAAGGTATATCCTTGGGAAAGGTGGCTCTAATCGGATTAATCGCAGCTCTGGCTACAATATTATTAAAGAATGAAAAGTTCAGAGAATTACTAAAGCAGATAATTGAATTAGTAAAAAGATTACTTGAACCAATAGCAAAATTAATAACTAGTTTACTCGATAAATTAAAACCGGTAATCGACTTAATAATTGAAGTTGTAAACAAAGTAATTGATGTAGTAGTTGAAATTATTGAAGGATTAATGCCAACGATAGAATCAATTATCAATATACTTGTCGACATACTTTCGGAAGTCACAGAACTTGTCATGGGTTTAATTGAAGAGATATTACCAGTCCTAATTATTTTAATAGAAGCATTTATGGAAATTGTTGAAGCGTTAATGCCGATTATAGAAATAATTATAGACTTGGTGTCCACAATAATAGGACAACTTTTAAATCTGATTAGAGCAATATTAGAACCTATTACAAGAATATTAAAAATCATTATTCAGATAGTTGGCAATGTTATTAGAATAGTTGGAAATCTAATTAACACAATATTAAAGCCTTTGAATTCAATCTTAAATGTATTAGTTACAATTATTGAAGTTATTTCTAAAGTATTAGAGGTAGTTATAAATGTTATTGTAACTTTATTAGAACCAGCATTAAGAATTATCTTTGCGATACTTGAACCATTATTAGAGATAGTTAATGTATTTATCGAAGTTATTGCAATGATAATCGAACAATTAGCACCATTATTAGAGTTATTAATAGAACCATTGGTAGCACAACTTGATTTTATGGCCGATATATTTGAAGCGTTAGCACCACTTATTACAGCAGTTGGAGAGATATTCAGTTCAGTATTAGCACCAGTATTAGAAATTATTTACGAGTTATTAGAACCAATATTGTGGGTATTAGAAAAAATTATTGGTGCATTTAAATGGATCATCGATAATATTTCTAAAATAGCAGAAGGTATTGGTGGAGTATTTCAAAAAGTGGGAGGTTTCTTTGGAGATTTATTCACAGGAAGATTATTCCAAAGTAATAAAAATACAACTACGAATTACACAGCTCATAACAATGTAACAGTAAATACAACAGCAAGCACCTTTGATGTCAATTCAATTAATAAAGCACTTGGGGGTGTTTACTAATGCGAGAGTTATATTTGAAAAATGAAATCGGCGAAGAATTCAAGTTGAACAAAGATGTGCTTATTTACTCAATAGAAGGTTTAGGTATTGTAAAAGAAAATATTTATTTTAATTATGGATCTAAATCCAAAATGGCAAGAACCGAAAATCCAATAAGTGAGATTATATTGGGTTTAGTGTTCATGAAGGGTTATCTAGGGTATTTAGAATTCGTAGATTTCATTAAAACAAGCAATCAATTATTCCTACACTACAAAGCAGTAGATGAAAAATATTGTTATGTAGAATTAGTTGAGTTAACCAAAGGGCAAATAGAGTTTGGTGTTTTAAGGTCAGAATTAAGATTGGATAAATTATCAAATTGGCTTAAAAGAATTGATTTAGAAATCAATGTTGAGCAAGTAAGTCAACAAAAGAAATATCAATATAAATATCCATATACATATCATGCATCTGGAAGTGGAGTAATTAGAGTTACAAATAACGGACACAATAAAGCAGAAATGATAGTTAAAATTGTTGGTGCAGTAAATAATCCAGAGTTAAAGATTTGGCAATTCGAAAAAGAATATCAAACATTAAGATTATTAATAAATGATACAGGAACATTTGAAATATCTTCAATTTCAAACGATGCATACATTAATAAAAATGGAGAAAGTATTTATGGAATGCAAGACTTCACATGTACAAACTTTTTAACATTACCACTCGGAGAATCAAGGCTTGAATTCAAAAGTGGCGTTACATCCCAAACGAAATGTTACATAACGATATTTGAAGAATATGAGGCAAACTAATGAAAGTAATAATTTTGGATAAGAAGACATATGAATTCAAAGAAGAACTTGATATCTCAAAAGATTATCAAATAGTTTTAGATATCGTGTTAAATCAAAATAGCTATTTCGTTACAAATCACACTAAATCAATATCAAGCATTGGAGATATAATAATACTTCACGAACGATCATTCTTTTATATAGGGATAATAACCAATATAGAATTAACTGATTTTGGAGAAATTAAACTAACTTCAATAGATTATATTTCTTCTTTAGATTTTGAAATTAACGCTGTGGAGTTTAATGGTAATATCGGAGATGAATTAATAAGATACATCAGAGAAGAGTATGTAGAGAATCACGATGAACACCAAAACAGACCGTATTTAACGCTTCTAAATGAACTTGATATAGTTGGAAAGATAACTGTAGAAGACAACAAATTAACCAAGTTTAGCGACTTTTTAAGGGATATCTACAAACAATATAAGATAAGACTTGAAGCAAGACTTGGAATACTTAATGGAGTGATTACCCATTTAAAAATAGTAACAATTGATAGCAGAAATGAACATATATTATCTTCAAACTTTCCAATGATTAGAGGATTAAGTATTAGTGATAACAAAGAAGTTAATTTAAATAAAATTACTTTTATTCCGAATACCGATAATGTAATTCATAAAACAAAAGAGTCATTTTATTTACTTGAAGATAACACAATAACAGATGATAAAAATGCAGAAGGAAGAATTGTTGATGTTGTAGAGAAAAAGAAATTCTATAAGGACAACGACATTAAAGGAAATATATATACTCATGTTTTTACATCAGGGCAAGTTAAAACAAGTGCAGGTACAATTACACTTTCAAATATTAGTTGGTATCAAACTTCAGCTACATATGTTGGATTCGATGGATCAAGTTCAAAAAGGGGAGTCCAGATAGGTTCAGCAATGAATCCAAATACAAATGTCTTTTCGTTATCAACTGCTATATCAAACTTTGGAAACAACATTAAGATAACCCAAGTTAAAGTAACACTTGCGACAACTTCAGTTCAAAACGAATATAACTTGCAAGCTGGAAATACATCAACAGGTTATGAAAATATAACACAAACACAGAACAAAGAATACACCACCGATAGAATAAATGAAATTAATGGATATGTCTATATAAGGCTAAAAGCCAAAGTCGGTGCAATGTATATTTCAAAGATAGAAATATCATATCAAGACCTTGATACTGAAATGGGAACACTTTATGATTTGGCATCTAAAGAACTTTTAAAAGAAGATTATATGCACAATATAAATTTTAGTATCACAAGAGACAATCAAGTGTTTGTTCCACTTGAAAAAGTAAAGTTAGGCGATAAGGTTTTATTCATTCATGGAGATAAGAGATGGGCAACCATCCTATCAAGAATTGAACTAAATGGAACAATAAAAGATTTCCTAATTACACTAGGAGAACAAAGAATTAAATTAACAGAAAAGTTGAAAATTATATTGGAGGGGAAATGAAATGGCTTTAAGAAAAATAACATTCGATGGGGCAACAGTATCTAGTAAAGATGATGCTGACATTAATTATCACTTGTTCGATTTAGTTCCAGCAGGAATTATAAAAGGACTTGGAAGTGAAGTTTCAGTTTCAGCTGGAAATAACACCATTATATTTGGATCAGGTTATATACAAATTTATGGCCGAAGAATTTATATGGAAGCAAACACACAAATTGGTGTTACACTTGATAGTTCTAAAAACGGATATATTGTTGTGGAGGTTAACCTAGCAACAAATACTTTAGAATTAAAAAGTTTGGAACAAACATATGGTTGGCCGTCACTTACACAAAACAATTTATCGACCACAAATGGAAGATATCAGTTTCCAATTGCCAAATATACAAAGACAGCAACTAGTTTGAGTTTAGATAGTGCATTTACACAATCAAGACCAAAGATAGATACTCTATCAAATATGGTAAACGAAAAAAGTGAAGCAATAAGAACTGAATTATTAAATAGATTCAGAAGAGTTACTGTACAGCCAATAGATCCATGGGGAACAGTTAAAAAATATAATATTTCTGATTTCCCATATCCGTTAGAAGAGTGTTTAATTCATGTTAGGTTAGGGTGGTTTGCAACATTTGTATTTTCTGGAGGTTTTGCAAAAGGTAGTTCAATGTCTAGTTTAAGATATAGATATGCTGGAAGTGATTATTATTTGACCATTGAATATACAGGAAGCCAAATATATTTATACTCAAATAATACAAGTCATAATGTAGGGTTAGTAGAGGTGTTTAGATAATGTTTAAAGAATTTGAAGATAGAGAAATATTACTTGCATATTATGGTGGGTCAAGAGCTTACCAAAATAGCAATGAAAAATCAGATAAAGATATCATAGTAATATTAAATGATTTTGATGGTGCTATGCATATAGCAGACAGAGAAACAAATTGTGAGTATTATGTTTTTGGTAGAAAATACTACAATAAAAAAATGGAGTTTCACGATAGTGTAACCCCACTTTTAAAGATTTTTAATGATGATATATTATCACCACTTGAACCATTAATTTTAGATGAATCGTATAAGGAAACATATTTAAGTTATAAAAATAGAGACTTTAAGAAATACTTAAAACCATACCTAAATGCAGTTATTGAATATTATGAAACATTTTTATATGATGGTTCGTTAAAGAAAAACCTATATCATTTATATAGGATAGAAGAGCAAGTCAAAAGATATCTCGAAACAAATGAATTTAAAGTTGAATTAAGCGAAGAAATCATTGAAAAGATTATTGTATTTAAAGAAAATTTCAAATCAAACTCACCAGAATATTTTGAAGAATTAAGAAACATATTAAATTACCTGAAGGCGGTGAGAGATAATGTCAGGGACTGAAATAACATTAACAGTTATATCAATACTAGGTTCGATAAGTTCTGTGCTTTTCGCTTATCTTGCATTTAAAAGGAATGTGAAAAACGATACAAAAGAGATTGGCCGAGAGTCTGGAACAGTAATATCAGATTTAGGTTATATCAAATCAAGTATAGAACGAATTGAAAAGAGGCTTGATAATTCGGAGTCAAAGTTTGATGGGATATCGACAAGACTTGCAAAAGTAGAAGCTAGTGTAGCATCAGCACATAAAAGATTAGATGATCAATTAAAATAAAGGAGGGATAAATCATGAACGAAATTGTAATAAACATTATTAGTGTAGTTGTAACAAGCATAGTAATTCCATTGATTACATTTTTAGGTATTAAATTAACACAGTGGTTAAACACTAAAATCAAGGGAGAAAAAGAAAAAAACTTATTAACAAAAATTACTGAAATTATTACGAATAATGTAGCTTCAACATTCCAAACATTTGTTGAAAGTTTGAAGAAAGAAAACAAATTTGATTTGAATGCTCAAGCACAAGCATTAAGAAAAACTAAAGAAAGTATATTTAATGAATTAAGTGATGAAGCAATTCAATATATTGATAATAATTTTGGCGATTTTAATGAATGGATAACCACTCAAATAGAAGCAACAATTTATAAAATGAAAAAATAAAGGCTGGTTCAATTTTCCCTTAAAATACCCCAAAAGTATGTCATTTTCCCTTTGATGGACAAAAAGCACCAGTTTAGGTAAAATACCCAATTGTCCGTTGGAATACCCCAAAAGTATATAAGAGTGCCCTATTTTCCCTTTGGTGGACAAATGTTAGCAGTTTCGCACAGTTAGGACATTAACCA